ATTACATGGTGAGTTGCTGTCGAGACAGCCCATGAAGACAGTACACCCATAGGGTTTCCTGTCTCATATCGTACAGAAGTGTTAAATTCGGTATTAAACCTCCTTTCGCTAATAATGGTTTCCCATCTATCAGCCATTTCTGCACCATGAACTGCTGCTACAACAGCCTTTTCGAGTCTCCTCGGAAAGCGATCCGTAAATGCAGTCATATCGGAACTGAATAAATCAGAACCTAAAGACTTTATGAATTTAGGGATCTGGTCTTGACGGAATGTTAGGTCTTTATTAAGTTTGCTTAAAGCTGTCATAAAGGTCCTGTGTATATTAGAAAGAGCAGCATTCGACCACCAGTCTGCTATAGCTATCACGCGCGTTTTCATGGCGCGGTCAGCTAAGAAGACTAGTTTAGAATGCTGGAATCTTCCTTCCATACACTCGTGTGCATCCAAATCGAGCCATGAGATAGTGACTTTTAGTTGTTGTTTTATAGCCTCGAGTAGCTTTGGATTTTCCTCCTGCTTTAATGCAGTAAGATCAGCCAAAGCTGATATGGTTGCAGGGCCATTAGGGCCCGCACGATTAGACATAGGTAAGTAACCTGTGTCAACAGGAACAATATATTTCAGCCAGCGGCATTTCTTAATAAATCTTTCGATATCCTCGAGTGTTTTAGTACTCGCGGTGCTCGCATCAGTAATGGTGCTAGTATCATTCGAGGTTTTACCCTTGAAGAGTTCTATTACCCTGAGCATAGACAAAGAATACCTCATTTCGTTCAAGTCGGTCAAGTTTGGTTTAAGAAACTTAATCGCCTTGGGGAACCCATCCTTATCTTTCTTTTGAAAGGATCGGTGGGTAATCTGTTGTCCTAAGACATATTGCTGCAGCTGCAGCCGTAAGCCTTTTAGACGATCGATTGCCTCCCTCTCCCCATGGTTCCATATTAGTTTCTCAACTAAATCAACCATTTGTGAAAGATTTCGGTTAGGTTCCTTTCCGTGAAGAACATTGATCGCAGGGACGGTGCGAGTTATCGCATCAATCCATCTGTGAGTTTTGTTTTTTACATGGCTAGCGTGCCTTATTAGCTTAGAATTGCTAATATTTGCAACACTAACCGATAAAATCTTATTTTGTGTTATTAATTTAACGCGAGATAAAGTTTTATTGGTATAATTGTAAATAAGCATAATACGTTAATTTGCGTACGCTAGCCCAGAAAGGGACTAGGTGCCAATTATAGGGGATCCGGCGCAAGATGCGTCGAATAAGCTCCACAAAAGGAGC